GTAAAGAACTGTAGGTCGTAGGCCCAAAGCAAGAACTCAAGATCTGAAAACGATATATCCCATTGAGACTGTACTGTTTGTCTCATTTGCTTGAGCCTCTTAAGGTTGTTCCTTCGCAAATACTTCTTATCTTGCTTTGCAAAGTCGCGGAACATAGCTTTGTTTGAAACTTTACTCCTAGGCATAATTAACTCACAAGATATGAAATCAGACGAATTCCTCATAGAGATTCAAGAAAAACTTCTTGAAATAGACCTCATTATAGATAAGTACGACATGAGAGACCAGTTAATGTCTATATTTGTCGTCGGTATCCTTGAGCCGCTTGGAGAAGATCAGTCCACGATGAAGGCCATGTATGGGTACTCTATAGAAAACGAAGAAGAGTTGAGCACAATATTTGACTTTATAAGAGAGACCTGGCGCGATCAAGTGGACAGAAAAGATGAAGGAGACGATTTGAGCGACTTGCTTGGCGATCTTGGCATATCACTGAACTAATGGACGGCCTTATTAGAAAGATAGTCATCGGCAGGGATCCCAAAGACGCTATGGCGTATTATATCGGCATGAGAGCTGGTACTGGAAACGTTTCTGCAATAGTCCTTGATGACGAGCACCTGTTTAGGTACAACAGGAAAAGATATCTTGTATATTTGCAAACGGACGACGGCCAAGTTCTTTGGAAGTCTGTAGACGACATGCCCTGTATCATTGAATATGACCTAAACTTCTAATATGCCTGTATGGGAATGGCTTTTCGATGACGCGATTGCAACATCCGTCAGCTTCAGTTCTGAGGAATATGCGTCTCAAACCGATGTTGGGGACTTTGATATTTTGGAGTACCTGCAAAACAGCAATCTTCCAGAGTGCAACTTTCCAGTTTTCCCGAAAGTAACCCTAATAGGAACCCTGGTTAAGACAGATATAGGCGCTTTCGTCCAGTATGCTGGATACCCTCAGGATGAAATACCAGGGAACCTTGTTAGTCAAATACGTATCATAGGTCAAAAGGGTCGGTATATAGGGTGTAGCGAGGGTCCAAACGTAAGCCAGAATCCAATAAACTTTTTTGCATATGGGACGTCGCTAAAGATTACATCTATAACGGCCATCCCAGACAATCAGGTCATTGTTTCGCTTGGGGTGATAAACATCCCCGCTGGATCTTTATTCAGTCAACTAAACAATCCGTTTGTAAACCCGTTCTACCCATACAACTCAGCCACGAGTACCGAGGGAGGGGTGCCGCTTATAGGTTCGTGCTACCTAAACAACGGGATTATACAGATGGCGGGCCTCAAGGCCCACTACATACCTGGGAATAAGTACACAAACCCGTCAAACTCGGTGGAGTTCGACTTCAGTATAATTTAAATGCGTACGTATAATTATTTCGTTGTTGAGCTGGAAAAGCTCATCAACGACACTATTGTGACCGATAGCGGCCTAGAGCTGTACATCGATCATAGTCTAAACGAAAACGGTGAGTTTGAAAATAGGGTCACAGAAGGACCAGTTGTATGCTCGCCGTTTAAGATAGACACAGGTGTTGAACCTGGAGACACTCTTTACTTTCACCACCTAGTCGTTATGCAGGGTGGCCAGGTTCTTACTGGCAACGACAAGCACTATATCGTAAAGTGCAGCACAGAGGCCCTAAGCAACCAAGCCATAGCCTACAAAAGCAAAAAAGACGGAAAGATTCGCCCACTGTTCGGTTGGTCTCTTTTAGAGCCCCTGGAAGAAGAGGAGGAGTCTTTGTCGGAGCTCATAGAAACAGTTACCCTTAAGGAGAAGTTACCGACATCTGGCAAGGTGGCATTTGGCTCCAGAGACCTAGAAGACCTTGGCGTAAAGGTTGGCGACGTAGTTGGCTTCAAAGAAAACAGAGACTACCGAATCAAGATTGACGGCAAGGAGTACTATAGAACACGCACAGAAGATCTGCTCTATGTCAAAGAAGACGTTCACAACGATTGAGGCTGCCGAAAGGCTCATGTTGAGCATGGAGGCTGCCATAAACAACATGATCGAAGAGGTTCGTAAGCCCGTAGACCCAGAGGCTGGAGGCGCGGCTCGCAAAGCCGAGCTCCAGTCAATCAAGCAGACTGCAACAGACTGCAAGGAGCTTCTTGTCGAAAGACAGAGGTTAGAACAAATGATCAAAGACCTAAAAGACAATGGCGAAATTGGACAAGCAAAAGATTACAGCGGAGGTTTCGCTGAAAGATTCTCTAAATGATTGGAAAAAAGTTGTGTATCAAATGAATAAAACAGATTTTAAGTTCTGGGAAGAGTCTTGGAACGACGAGTTCGAAGACTAAAGTTTATTTCCTTTTTCGTCAGGCGGCCCTCTACGCATATAGGGCAATCAAACTGGGGCGTAGTTCAGTTGGTTAGAGCGTCTGTCTTATACACAGGAAGTCGTGGGTTCAAGTCCCACCGCCCCAACAATTTACTATATTTGCAATATGGGAGCTACAAGAGACTATAAAAAGGAGTACAAGAAGTACGGAAAGAGCAAGGCTGCTAAGCTGTACAGAGCTGCTCTTAATAGGATAAACCGCCGTAAGGGTAATTACGGAAACGGTGATCGTCTCGACGAGGCTCATGTCGGGTCGTCTGACAAAACAAGGAAGCAGCATCAGTCGAAAAACAGGGCCAATAACAGGCCCAGGATAAGGCGTAGCAAGTAATTGCATGCGCCCGTAGCTCAGCTGGATAGAGCATTTGCCTTCTAAGCAAACGGTCACAGGTTCGAATCCTGTCGGGCGTACAAAATTTAATACAATGGCTAAAGTTCAAGTATCATCCTACCAGGCTAAAACAGTCCGCCGCAAAGGCGTGCACGCCAAGACCAAGCAGTCTAAAAACAAGAATTCTAAAAACTACAAGAAGCCGTATGCTTCTCAAGGCAGATAATTATGGCGAACTACAAATGCAACTGCGGAGAGGAAAAAGAAGCCTCTGGTGTTAGAATTAGGTTTGTAGACGACAAGGTTCGTCACGACATAAAGTGTGAGTGCGGCGAATACATGGAGATTGCGAACCCGAAGTCTGGGGTTCCGAGCTTCAGAAGCAATCGCTATGGACAAGTCTTATGATAAGGATATTATCCGAATTTGCCCCAAGGGTACAGAAGGAGAAGTTGTTCAACTCGGTGGGCTTAACATTGCACTTCCCTCTCAGCCTCCCAAGGAGAAAATTTCAGGATATGGAAAGCCAGACCACATGCAGCTGTGGAAGAGGTTTCTTATGCCCGAAGAGCTGTCTAGGATTAAGAGTATGGACGAGTGGGCGGAGATGCCAAGGGAGTTTCGACAAAAGTTTTCTCCGTATATCGAGGAGGAATTTCGCCGTAGGCGTGAGGGCCTTTGGTTTTATAATAACGGTGAGCCTACATATATTACGGGTAGGCACTACATGATGCTTCAGTGGACCAAGATAGATGTGGGTTATCCAGACTATCTAGAATTCCAAAGAGATATTTTCTTACATTTGTCCGCGTGTGAGGCGGATCCGCGCTGTATAGGCCAGCTGTACACTAAGTGCAGGCGGAGTGGGTATACGAATATCTGCTCCGCCGTCCTTCTAGATGAAGCGACGCAGGTCAAAGACAAACTCCTTGGCATCCAGTCAAAGACTGGTAAGGACGCTCAGGAAAATATATTCATGAAGAAGGTGGTTCAAATGTTCCGCCACTACCCCTTCTTCTTTAAACCCATTCAGGATGGTACCACTAACCCACGCATGGAGCTGGCTTTTCGCGAGCCGAGTAAGAGAATCACGAAGAAGAATAAGACTTCGCAGACGGGAGAGGCTCTTAATACGGTAATTAACTGGAAGAATACCACAAATAACGCATACGACGGAGAGAAGCTGCATCTGCTTTATTTGGATGAGGCTGGAAAGTGGGAGAAACCTACGGACATTAGGGATGCCTGGAGGATTCAGCGGACCTGCTTGATTGTGGGGAGAAAAATTGTGGGCAAGGCCTTGGTGGGTAGCACTGTAAACCCCATGGATAAAGGCGGCAGGGAGTACAAGGACCTGTGGGCCGACTCAGACCCCGAAGAAAGAAACGCAAACGGCAGAACGAGGTCAGGCCTCTACCGCCTATTTATACCAGCCCATGAATCACTTGAAGGATTTTTTGATGTATATGGAAAACCGATCGTATCTGATCCCGACAGCCCTGTGGATGGTCTTGATGGCGATACCATAAATATCGGGTCGAAGACGTATCTTAAAAACGAAAGAGAAAGCCTAAAGGGCGACCCGTCGGAACTCAATGAGATAACCAGACAGTTTCCGTTTACTACAGACGAGGCTTTTAGAGACAGCATAGACGGAAGCCTGTTTAACATAGGTAAGATCTATCAGCAAGTAGAGTACAATGACGACCTTTTTCCAAACCCAGTAGTGAAGGGTAACTTTATCTGGAAGGAAAAGGACAAAGAAGTTGTGTTCTCCGCAGATCCTAACGGTAGGTTTAGGGTGTCCTGGATGCCCCCTCCAGAGCAGCGCAACGTAAAGAAAATAGACAGGGGTAAGCTAGTAGCCCCGTTCGCTGACAGGGGGTGCGGAGGGGTCGACTCATACGACCTCGACGCCACGGTCGATGGCAGGGGCTCGAAGGGAGCCCTGCATCTGTACAACAAGTTTCATATAGAGAATCCGTCGAATATGTTTGTCGTGGAGTATGCATCGAGACCAGACCTGGCCAAGATATTCTACGAAGACGTACTCATGGCTGCATTTTTTTACGGTTATCCACTCCTCGTGGAAAACAATAAGTACGGCATCGTAAGATACTTTGAGTCAAGAGGTTACGATGGGTACTTAATGGATAGGCCGAGTCACCTTATGTCTACGACCGCCAAGGTTAATGTAAAGACAAAGGGCATACCTTCAAACTCTCAAGACGTTATACAATCACATGCCCAGGCCATAGAGCAATACATTTATGACCACGTAGGCGTAAACAACAATACGGGAGAGTATGGTAAAATGTATTTTAACCGAACGCTAGAGGACTGGATAGGGTTCAAAATTAATGACAGAACTAAGTTTGACTTGACAATTAGTTCTGGACTTGCACTCCTTGCTGCTCAAAAATCAAAACCTATAGAAAGGTCTGACTTTACAGAGCGCAAGTTTTTTAGGCGTTACAAGACAATCGGCTGATTTATTATATTTGTGCCAATGTATAGCGACAATAATAAGAAGAAGGGTTTTCCTGATCCGTTAGCGGGGGCGGATGCAAAAAGGGATAAGTCCTACGGTCTTCAGTACGCGAGGGCCATCTACTCCCAATGGGGACAGTCTACGGACACACACTCACTGTACGGAAGGAGAAATAAGATCTTCAGTCGCAACAGAGATTATGCCAACGGCACACAAGATACGACAATATACAAAAAGCTTCTGAGCTCCCTCAATCCAATGGACGGAGACGGTAGCTTGTTGAACCTGGACTACACCCCCGTCCCAATCCTTCCGAAGTTTGTAAAGATTGTAGCAAACAAGATCCTCGCAAAGGATCCGTACCCGAATCTTGAGTCTATAGACCCCGTCTCGTCTTCAGAGAAGAATAAAAAGAAGGATAGGATGAGGATGCAAGTTGAGGCTCGCGAGCAACTTATGCAGCTCAAAGAGCAGACTGGCGTTGTTTTGGACATGGACCCCGACGACATTCCAGAATCCCTGGAGGAGGCGGAGATGTTTATGGATACAAACATCAAGACTGATGCAGAGGTGGCTGCTCAACTGGCTACCGCCATGACGCTGTCTTGGGCCAACTTCAACGACGCCACATTCAGAAGGGCTGTTCTTGACCTAGTGTCTCTAGGCATGGCTGTTGTAAAAAGACAGAACGACCCAAACAAGGGTATAGACGTAGAGTACGTCGATCCATCTACTTTCGTTCACAGCTATACAGAGGACCCCAACTTCGGGGACATGGTTTACGCTGGTCACATCAAGCGAATCCACATACAGGAGTTAAAGCGATTGGCTGGCGATGAGCTTACGGAGGAGGAATACAAGGAGATCGCCAACAAGGTAAAGGACAAGTATTCCAACGACGCCTCTAGATTTAACTCTTCGCACTACGACGACAGGTACATGCGAACCATTTATGGGTACGACGAATACATGGTAGAGGTCATGGACTTTGAGTTCATCGGCGTGGACTGTATATACTTTGAGGAAAAAGAAAGCCGCTTCGGAAACAAGGGCTTTTACTATAAGGGGGAGTCTTATAAGGAGCGTGCAGGTTCCGTGTTCGACAGGAAGCCTCACAAGATGGAGATTGCCAACGTATACGGTGGCTCTTTCATCGTGGGGACCGAAACCATCTACGGTTACGGAAAGAAAAACAACGTTCCTAAAAACGTCCACGACCTGAGCAGAGCCACGCTTTCTTACTCCCCCGTTGCCACCAACATGCTTCGCATGATTCCCAAGTCGATGGTCGACAGCTGCACGGGGTTTGCGGACATGCTCCAGCTCACCCACCTCAAGATCCAACAGGCTGTAGCCAAGGCCAAGCCAGATGGATTGATTATCGACATCGAGGGTCTGGAAAACGTACAGCTCGGAAAAGGCGGAGAACTAGAACCGCTTGAGATTCACGACATCTACGAGCAGACGGGTGTCTTCTACTACAGAAGCAAGAACCCAGAGGGTGGGTTCCAAAACCCGCCCGTCAGGGAGATAGGTAACGCTATCCGAAATATCCAGGAGCTTGTAGCCCTGTACAATCACTACCTGCAACTTATCAGAGACACCTCGGGTATCAACGAGTCTATGGACGGCACCACCCCTAAGGGTGATATGCTCGTGGGGGTTCAGCAGAATGCGATACAGCAGGGTAATAATGCAATCCACGATATCACTAACGCATCTATGATGATGTACAAGAAGGTGTGTCAGGACGTGGTAAAGTGCTTGCAGATTATTCCAGAAGGCTCTGTTCTGTTTAGAGTGTACGCCAACGCTATAGGCGAGACCAATATGTCTGTTCTTGACTCGTTCAGAGACTTGGCTATGTATAATTTTGGAGTCAGGGTCGTCAAGGAGATGGAGGACAAGGATAAGGAGTATCTAGAGCAGAATATACAAATGTCTATCCA